AACACTTCCTAAGTCATTGATTCTAAAGGAAATCTACTGTGTCGCTAAGTCTTTGAATTCATTAACTTTTTTTGCATCTTCGCAGCACGTTTTTTGGCCATATCCATCTTCAATTTACTGACCCGATTTGTGAAATTGGTGCCCTCCATATGATCCATCTCATGCTGGAAAATACGACATTCTAACCCCATCATGGTCACTTCTTGCAAATCACCATTTTCATCCTCAAACGAACAATCAATGTGATCTGGCCTGTTGATCTTCAACCACAGGCCTGGATACGTCAAACAGCCCTCATCCATCAATACCATCTCTGTGCCTTCACTGATGATTTGGGGATTGAAGCAAGATATAATCTCATCCTTTCTTACATTTGAATACATCACGAATACTCGCTCCATAACACCGCATTGACTTGCTGACAGTCCAATTCCATGAAAATTTTTCATGGTTTCTATCAGATTTTCTTTTAGTTCTTTTCTATCCAAGTCTTCACTACATCCCGACAAAGGAACAGTAAGAGATAGATTGTCATTTTCAAGTAGTGTGTAAGTTGCCATATTATGTTCTCCCATAAAAAATAGTATTGTTTACTTTCCTGTCAAATAGATACCAAGCACAATTATCTTTGCCTGTCATATTACCAAACCACTTAATTCTACCTACACTCACAATTTTGCTACACATATTCATATAGGGAACACTTTGTTTAGTATGCATCCAATCTGCATCAAATAATAACCAAGTAGGTTTTTGTTTTGATAGATGCTCAATCATTGGATGCAAAAGATTCCTATTCCAAGGTGGATTTGTAATTACATAGTCTGATTCGATAAGTTCATCAAATCCAACATCGGAATAATCACATGTATGTATTCCCTCTAATTGAGGCTCAATATCACTTGCCCACATACAAACACCTTTTGTTTCTAGATGTTCTATTAATGCTCCATTACCAGCACAAGGTTCTGCAAATAGAAAATCCTCTGGTAAATGTTCCAATAGAGGTTCCACTGCTTCCATTGGTGTAGGATAGAAGTCTCTTGGCTTTCGTTCAAAGTCGCTTCGTTTACCCATCATTCAACAACATGGCTAAAGTTCCTAACCTTCTCAAATTTGATTGTGCTTCTAAACTTATCTACCAACACATCCTGTTTATGACTAATCACAAAAATGTTCTCATCAGAGAGAGTATTGAGAATCTTCAAAAACTCATCTGTGCCTGCACCGTCAAGAGAACTATCAAAAATCTCATCCAGCATCAGCAGATTAGTATTAGTGCTGTTCTTCATCTTTGCAACAGCTCTCCATGTAAACAGAAGTGCCAGATCAATACGCATCTTCTCACCTTCACTGAACGAATCATAAGTAAACTCATCACGATATCTAGACTTGATGGTTTCTTCAAAACTTTCATTCAGAGTGAAGTTCACATAAAACTCCATAGCAGTCAGATAGGTATTGATTAACTTATTCATGATAGGAAGATACTGCTTGATAATCTTGGTCTTGATACCAGTGTCTTGCAGCATACTTCTTGCAGCTTCTGAATAAGTCATATCCTCACGCAATTTTGATTTGCGTTCTTTTATGGTATTCAAACTTTCTTTCAATTCTTTCAGTTTCTCATAATCAGATTTACTTACATCACCAGTTTCTAATTGAGCAATTTCTGCATATAGTGTAGAGTTAAACTTTTCAAGTTGCACAACAGAGCTGTGATCCTTTGCAACCTGTACTTCATTCTCTCGTATTTTATCTACAATATCAGAAATCTCTTTTTGTCTCTCTTTTGATTTCTTCAGTTCTTCTTCAAGTTCGTTCAGTCCATTTGAGAATTTGGTTACATCTTTTTGCTTATCAGATATCATTTCCTTCTTGAAAATTTCATCTATGTGCTGCTGACAGATAGGACAGTCATCATTATTTTTAAAGAAGTCAACAACTCTAGAATGTTGTTTATGCTTCTCTACTATAGTAGACTTTATATCTTTAAGTTCAGTATAATTTTTCTTAACTTTCTCGTTATCCTGAATTTGGCTTAGTAGATTATCGTTCTCCTGTTGAAGTTTTTCAATGCCAGACTTTCTTGAGAAAATCTGTTCTTCATTACCAACAATGAAGTCATTCTTTTCTGTAATCAATTTGTCTTTGTTCTTTTTTACATCATCAATATACTGTTCTTGTAGTCCAACCTTCTCTGTAGTAAGTTCCAATTGATAATTAATATCACGAATGTTATCAGATATATTTTTAAGTTTTTGCTTCAGCAACATATTCATCAACGAGAAAATTTGGATATCAAGAATTTCTTCCACCACCTCTCTACGATGACGAGCCTTCAATTGCATAAACGGAATGAATGTAGACGATCCAAGAATTACAACTTGAGTGAAACTGCGATAGTTTAGTTTAAGGATTTGTTGCTCAAGATACTTCTGGTAATCTCTCATGTTTGCATCCTGATTATACATCTTACCGTTGATGTATATCTCAAAGATGTTTGGCTTGATACCACGAATCACTTTGATATTCTTGGAACCAATTTTAAATTCTATTTCTACGAGACAACCACTGCCGTTCACAGAATTTAATAGTTGGGGCTTATTGATACCCCGAAAAGGCTTACCAAACAAACCAAAGCACAATGCATCAAGAACAGTAGACTTGCCAGCACCATTATCACCAATAATTAATGTGGTGGGATTTCGGTCTAGTTGTATTTCTATAAAGTTATTACCAGTGCTTAAGAAATTGCGCCAGCGGACATATTTAAATTCAATCAAAGTTCCAAATCCTGCGCCTCGTTATAAAGTGCCCTCATATTATTTTTAAGTCTAGTCTTATCCAATGACACATCTAGTTCATCAACATATCTCTCAAGCAAAGTCATGGTATCTTCTGTATTTTCTACAATATCATCCGATACATTAGTTGCATCCAGTTCTGAAAAATCTTCAATGATCTTTACATCGTATGCATCGGCAGCAAGAAGTCCATCAACAAACTTATCAAACTCATACAAATCTTTCTTATTGACAACAATTAGTTTTACATACTTCTCTTTGTATTGTGCAAAATCGTGATTGTTATAATTTTCTTGAGTGTCATCATAAAATATCTTTTTAAACAAAGTATAAGGATTTACAATGCGTTCAAGCTCTCTTGTATTCGTATCAAAAATGTGGAAACCTTTTGGATCATCAAAATCATTCCAATAAATTTGATATGGTGTTCCTAGATAATAGATTTGACCATCATCAGACTTATGATGAAAATGGCCACTGAACACGGTATCGAATCTACGAAAAAGTTCCCTGTCATATCCATTCTCTGCATACTGGCCACGATGCATCTGAAAACCATTTATCTCTAAATGTCCCATAAGAAGATCAGTCTTTGCAGTATTGAGAAATTTTATAGACTTATCATAGTTATTTGCGTTAATCCACGGAATAAACAAAATAGGTGTATCATCAAACTCTACAATTTGTGGATCAGAATAAATCCATACTCTGTCCCTTCCCACAAGTTCATCCATAGAATTTATTTCATTGGTGTTCTTATAGTAGGTATCATGATTGCCAATAATAATATGCAAATCAATACCCATCTCCCGAAATCTTTCAATAAAACGACTACGGAAATCATGGGCAATACGATAACTTATATACTTACGACGATCAACAACATCCCCCATATGAATACATGTTGTTATTCCTCTTTCCTTTAAAGTAGGAAAAAATATGTTGTCATAAAATTTATAAAAGTAATCGTTGAAGTTTAGATTATCATTCCTTGCACCAAAATGTGTGTCAGTAATAATTGCTATCTTCAACTTATGTCTCTTCTTCCATAAATGGTTCTAGGCCCTTTGTCTTAGGTGCCAATTTCTTTTTTGGTTTATAGACATCTTCCTCTGGAAGCATTACAGTAGGATCGAATCCCATAACAGAATATGATGCATCATCACCAGGCATTGTTGTCCAAGATTCGTATTGAGAATTTTCTATAATTTTATTTCTGACATGAGTTTGTTTTTTCTCTTTTGCAATCCTTCGAAGAAATGCATAATAGATAATTTGTGTAAAATAAGCAAAAGGATTTTTTGATTTCTCTGTATTGAAGTTTGCAACATATTGCAAGCAATTTTCAATACCATCAGATATCATATCCTCTCTATATGTGTAATTAATAAAATTTGGTCTATAAGAAAGATGAGTTGCTATTTTAAGGAAGCACTCTCCAATATAATTGGATACAGGTGGTTGGTCTTCTTCATTCTCTTTAGCAACTCTACACTTTTCTTTGAACTCAACCATAGCCACCAGAAATTTTTTATTATCAACGTAGTGTGCGCCCTTTGATTTTTTAGTTTTAATCACAATACCTCCTTAAACAATTTACTATAAGATACATCATACATTATAATTATTACAATGTCAAGGAACAAAAGGGAATATGTTCTCTTAATGAAATGTTTTAGAAGCTTCTAACTCTTCTAACAATTCATCATATATTTCTTCATCATTAATATCATCTAAATCTTTAGATAATTTTTTTTCTGAAGTATTTGATTGCTCTATTTCTTTCATTGTATGTTCATAAAAACGACAAAGACCTTCTGATGCATTAGCAACCAATAATATATGACCACTCTTTATCGAAAAACGAGATTGGTCTGTATATGACCCAATCCAACGACTAAGATTTAAAGAATCAGCAGGGCCTTCCTTTGTCATAAGTGTGTGAACTTCCATTTTTAACGGAAAACTTATTTTATATTCACCATTATCAGCATCATCATTAATTTGACAAATAAGATTCTCTCCATTTGTTAATTTGACAATTTTATATGGTGTAGTTGTGCTCATTTTAAATCTATCCTACTTATATTTATGATATTCTATAAAGGGAGATATAAAAGTTTTCCTTCTTTTTACCCAAGCTAGTTTCATTTTTGCTTTTGTTTCATCACTATGTTTAGAACCTTTGCGTGCTTTGCTCATTGCATCTTTTTGTTTTTGAGAACCTTTCTTGCCCCATCTTGGATGATTTTTACCAAACAATCCACGATTAGGCCCTACACCACCATAAGCAGGATTTCTGTCGCCAATCATATCGTGAGCTTCTAACAGCTCTTCTGGTGGGGGAACTTCTATTTTCATTTCCTTTAGACCGGGAAATGTATCATCCACATTAGTAAGATAATATATATTCATGCTGAGTCTCCTTTCAGACTTAGAGTAGGTGGGGTTGCCGCCCGTGACCTACACCTCTATTTATAATTATTTTAGATTTACCCTACTTATTTCATATGTAAATTGTTGTTCATTATATATGTTAATTCGTTCTGTAAAGTGAGTTAGTGTAAAATTCCTTCTTTCCTTATAAGATATATCATCAGCTATATCAAAAACTAGAATAGAATTCTTATTTTCGCTAATACGCAATCCTCGACCAATAGATTGCAATACCCTAATTTTAGACTTGGACGGTGAAGCGAACACGATATTGTTGATATTCCTAATATTGATACCAGTAGAAAAGGTGCCATAACTCGCAATGATAATAGAATTTTTCTCACCTTCTACTATACTCCTAATATCTTCTCTTGTTCCTGTATCCGTTCCTCCATAAACAAAAAATAATTTACGATCCTTTATTATATCCTCTGCTTGTTTATATAATATTTTTCCATGCTTCTCTACAAGTTGAAATAAACATAACGTATTGCCAGGAATATTGCGACACAAATCAACAATAAATTTGTTTCTAGCGCTATTCGTAACCAAATATTCAAGTTCTTCAACATATGTCATTTTCTCTCTTATATTTGGATGCTTTAACACAATGCATTTTATTTTCAAATCAGCTAAGGTTTTTTTATCCATTAACTTCTTTGTTGTTGTTATATTTTCCGCTGCACCAAATAGTCCCTCTAGTACAAGCCTATGCGTCTGAGTACCGTCTAGCGTCCCTGTAAGACCGAACCTGTACTTACATTGATGTAACTTAGTCATTATACCTGTAAGAGACTTTGCTTTGAATAAATGAGCTTCATCTCCAATCACACAACCAAACTGTTCAAAATATTTCTTCGGCATCTTGTAGATAGATTGCCATGTTGATATTACAACATCCTTGGTTACTTTTCTGTCATGGCCTTGATATATTTTTTGACAGTATGTGCCAGGACTCCAGCCATAATCTTCAAAGTCAGAATACATCTGTTCAACAAGAGAAGTGGTAGGAACCAAGATTAGAGTCTTCAGTCCCATCATATGATAATAACGAACTAGTGCATATATTATTAAAGACTTGCCACTAGCAGTAGGAGAAACAAGAAGAGCACGATTTCGGGCAACAGCATGGTGTACGGCGTCAATTTGGTAATCACGGATTTTGAGAGACTTTCCCTGTGATTTTGGTTTGAGTGACCTGATAAAGCCTCTAGCAACTTGACGTACAATAGTCCGCTCATCTTCTACTCCATCCTCTATTATATATTCAATTTGATTTCTAGAACAAAATTGTTTAATGTATGGTAATAGTCCGACATAAATTTCACCAGAGCCGGGAGAGAAGAGTCGTATCTTTCCATCCCACATACGATTACGATACATCGGCATAAATTTGAAGCCAGGAACTTCAAATGTGAAGAACTCTGTCAACTCCTGCCGAGAGGAATCTGTCATGTCAGAGAGAACTAGATAGACTTCATTCTTTTTAGATATGAGCATTTTGTAAAGTGCCCGAGGCTCCGTATTCACCTCTTAATATAATGTTCCATGAAATGCTTATACGTTCTTCTGATGTGGGAGGAACCCAATGCTGTAACCAAGAAGGAAAAATATATCCAGTTCCTCTTATAGAATCAAATTGAATCATAGAAGAGTTCATTATGTTTGGAATATTCCTTGGTTGCAAAACACTTGCTTGAGGACGAGGATCAAAAAATTGTATAGGTGAAGTATTTTCCCCCGCAAATAAATAATATACACCCGACAAGAAATTATTAGAATGTGTGTGTGGTGGATGTGAACCTCCAACAGATAAACAATTTGCCCACATACCAGTGATTTCTAAATGGTTATATTTGTAATCTAATTTTTTCAAATGATCTTTATTGGCATCTAAAATCATATCTCGCAAATCTATAAAATGTGACACATTATGTAATTTATCATCTGTATGATCTGTATGATTTTTTTTGACCTTTTTAATATAATCCACCATTTGTTCTTGTAGGACTATATCAGGATGATAAGAAAATTCCGAAATAACTGTAGGAAAACATTTATGCATTTTTACATTAGCCATGTTAATGCACTCCATCTTGTTCCTTTTGTTATAGGTTTGACTTCATGAGGATATAGAAAATTAGAAGGAAAAATAATTCCTGATCCTTTTTTGGGATTGTATACTTCCCCCGCAACAACAAACTCACCACCTTCATAATCATCATTTAAAAACAATAATGCAGATACTTGAGGAAATCCATACTCTTGACCATGACTGTGATGTATGTTATCACAATGCTTAGACATGAAACCCCCCTCATCATATTTGTTTAATCTAAAATCTGTATGACGTTGGCAGGAAAAAAGACTATGTTTTTTAGAATAATTATTAATAACATTATTAAATGCTAGTTTAAAACTGTCATAAAATTTTTCTTCATTTCGAAACCACATTTCATCCATAAGCACACGTTGATTCTCTTCTGTTAATCCTTTATGGCTAGAAAATTTAGATTGATTTAAATCAGAACTTCTTTGTGTTTCTGCATGTTCTATAATTTCATTACAAACATCTTCTGACATACAATCTTCGTAATATCCAATATAATGAGTAATGGATGGAACAAAACAATCAGAACATGTCATTTATATCATCCCTGCTTCAAATTTTTTCCATTCAATCGTATTCTTTATATCCCAACCACGATTATCAATTGACTTGATAATGCCCTCAAGATATTTTATTACGATTTCCAGATAACCAATTTTGTCCATCAATGCAATGACTTCTTCATCAGAAGTAATATACATTGCCAAATCATTTTTTAAAACTTTTAGATCAAACGGTTTTGCAACATAAACTTTAGCATCAGACTTACCGCCGTAGTACTCCCATTTCTGTCTGTACATTCGTTGGTAATCACCATTAGCTTTTTGCAACAGTAATTGAAATCTTGATCTTTGATCAAGATATTTTATTTTAATTTTTTGATTTTTGAGAGACTCAGAACCAAGTTGTTCTTCGTTTTCTATGATGAGGTCTTTTTTTGCTTCTTCTTTTAACTGGTCTAGATTCATAAAATATAATTCTTTCAAAAAAGTGAGCAGAGTTTTGATTTACTCTCTTTATCTATATTGTCATTTAAGACTAAAATTTGAAAACTGTTAAAGTTTATCTCATCTGCTCAAGGATATTTATAATGTTTTTATTTCATAAATTTGATATGCAAACTCAGCTGTTGCAACCAGATATTCTACATCTGTTGCAGTTTGAGTAAAATCTAATGCACTTAAAGATATAGGAAATGCATTTTGAAAACTTACTTCCAGAATAGGATTATTCTTGTTAGAAAGAATTTGAAGAAATGCATCTGAATACATTGCTATATCAGGAATAGCTTTACCAACCAAATCTGTTGGGGGAGTCTTACCACTCGCTGGAGTGTTTGATGTTACATCTCTAAATGTCCGAAACTGTTCTCTGTTTTCTGGAAACCCAATACCTACCATCCAATTATGAAGTGAAATATAATTTTCTAAATATTCATCTACTATAAAAGATATAGATAAATTTTCATATTCCAATTTTTCTCCCATAGTTGGAATGTCTTTAAATGGAGTTGCATGAGTAGTAGTACCAGCAGAAATGCCAGGAAGATTTGCACTCACTGTAAAGAATTCCACCTTCGGTAATTGATGAATACCAAAACGAAATTGAGTCGGACTTGCATAATCTAACTGATCAGGCTGTCTTGAAATAGGTGATGTTGATGTTACCATATTATTATTATTTATATACTATGAATACCGATAACAATACCTACACTGACAAATAATCCTAACATCATTTTCAAAAAATCTTTTCCAACAATTGGAAATACATGCTTTAGTTTATATGCTCCCTTACTAATCGTTGCAATTGCAAATTCTCTGCCACATAACAAGCCTACAAATACCCATGTTGTTGACATTGGGATATCATTATACTGTTTGAAGTATAATAGAATAAACGCATAGACTAGATCAATAATTGTAGCAGAACGTACATAACGAGTGTGTTGTTTATCCAAAACAATTTTTTGAATCTTACCACCTTTTTCGTAGAAAATCCATGCAAGTAAAGAAGTAAATACAATTGATATAAAAACCATCCACTCTACGGATAACTGTCTTGGAAGATATACAGCAATATTTGCAAGATCATGAGACAACCAAGTATACCAAAGAAATCCTGTACTACACCACTGAGCTACTCTCCATTTTGTTTTGTTTTTTTCTTTTACAGGATCATTTTTTTCATCTATCCAACGTGCAACAATAAACCATAAAGCATATGCAACTACAGCAGCAAGTGCATATCCCATAACAGATTTAATTAACATCTTTTCTAGTATGAATGTGCTTGCAAATGCACTTAATACAAGGAATGATGTTGATACTGGTATGCCCACTCTAGTCAATAATAAAAGAGATGCGGGTGCCATGGCATGATACCATTGTATCTCTTGATATGGTATCTTGTTTAATCGACCAAATGATATATCACCACCATTTGCAAACCAACCATACCACAAAGTAAAAAGGAGAACCGACGATGCAGCTCCCCATAGATAATACCATTTAAATTTTTCTGAATTTGATGCAATGAAAGTTCCAAGAGTTTGAACACTGTCATTGGCAACTACTGAATATGAAGCAAGAAGAAAGCCAACAACTGTGTACATCAGTAACAAATCCATGTTCATATAATATATTATATAGTAAGGAATGTCAAGAGATAAATCAAAAAAAGGGAGGTCCGAAGACCTCCCTAAGTTTTACTCTACTAAACGTCTTGATTTTACATCAAGTTCGAAACTTTAACCCGACGATACCAAGCGTTGGTATTCGCAGTCAATGCGCCCGTAGAACTCGGCGAATCGGCTGCAGCAGCCGCACCAGAGGCGGCGAAAGGATTAGCAGCAAGACCATAACGAGTCTTGAAACCAATCTTGGGCTGGAAGGACTTCTCACCAACCGCACGAACCATCTGTAGAGGAACGTATGGGCAGTAGAAGAACCCGGCGTCATAAGGAGAAGTACCCTTATAACCAACAACGTAGTACTGGGAAGCAGCTACGTTGGCAGAATAAGGATCAACATACACTTTATAACGGCCATTCATAACACCAGCAAATGTGGTGGTTGTGTCGTCAACATTTAGGTTATTGCTGAGAGCAGGGGTATAATCCAGAACACCAGCCATCTGAAGTGCAGAAGCAACATCAGCGGAGCAGATGACCATATTACCCTTACCGCGACGAGTCTGTTGACCAATCGCATTGGCATCACGCTCAATAGCGAACATTAGACCCTTGAACTTCTCAACTGACCAACGACCATTAGAGTCGGTGTCCAGATCAAAGATACCAGCAGTTGTCGTATTAACCGCAGCACCCTTTACAGCGGTGACATACAGGGAACGAACTACCTCACGGTTGATTTCAGCAAGAATTTCAGAACTAAGAATATTTGCGAGTTCTGTTTCTGCGTCCAAACCATGAATTGCCTTCAAGTCTTGAGCCAACTCCATTGTGTACTCGGCCTTCAAGGCACGGGATACAGCAGTAACAGTTGACTTCTCAATCGAGAAAGCCATCTGAGCAAAAGAGTTGGTGGAGGTGTCACCCAGCGCTTCACCCTGAGCAGTTGTCATACCAGTAGCACTTGTGTAAGTACCAACAGGGCTGTCGTTAAGAACCGCAGGGTTAGTTTCAGTCGAAGCAACATCGCCGCCGCCAATTGTACCGGCCAAGTTCTGGTTCGATGCACCAGTCTGACCAGGCATTGCTTCGTCAACAAGAGCCTCGGCACCGTCTTGCGACAGGAACGAGGAACGCATTGCAAAGATCAGACCCGTTGGGCCTGTCATTGGCTGCACACCACATACGTCATACGCAATTAGGTTAGGCATTGCACGACGAACCAGTGAGATCAAAATCGGATCCCATGTGTCCATCTGCCCGCCGCCCATAGCGTTGACAGGCGCTGCCTCAGAAAGAAAACCACGGTCTTCATTCATAGCTTTTTCTTGGTTTTCCAAGATGAGAGTGGTAACTGCCCGCTTGTAAGAATCCTCAATCCGTGGAAGATCGGGGTGTTCTAGGACTGGCTGCCACTTTTCTTGTAGATGTTCTGTTTGAAACATTTGTTTCTCCTTTTTATTTACATCCGTTAATTATAATGTTTTATGCACTCGCCTTTTGATTACGACTGATGGCCGACATATACGTCTTCATTGCATCTGTCGTATCAACGTCCTGTGCGGTGCTACCATCTTCATCATCAATAGCTTTATCACTAGATGTTTGAGCCTTCGGGAAATAGCTTTCTTTCAGTGTATTAAGTTTTTCACGGAAAGACTCTTTATCCTTAAAATCAACATCTTGAGTAAGTGATTTAAACTTTTCAATTTCGGTATCGGCTAAATCTTCAGAAACTTCGGAAATAACCTGTTCACGAACTAGAGATGATTTAGACTTGTTAAGGTCTACATTCTTTTGAATTTCTTCATTCAATTTATTTTCTAGCTCGGAAATCTTCTCAGATTGAGCTTCCAGAACATTATACTTCTCGTCTGGAACATCAATGTAATGATCTTCAAACAATTGTTTCAACCCAGAAATAAAGTCTTCTGCAATCTCGCCCTTCAAACCACGCTCAATTGCCAACTCGTTTTCTTTAGTCCATTCCTCAACAACATAATTGAGATATGTGTCTACCTTCTCTGCAAGCTCTTCCTTGAAAGTACCCATTTCGGTTTCTTTCTCAGAATGTACTTCATTATCAATCCGTTCAATCTCTGAACGAATCTTAGATTTCAATGCGGCCTCAAAAATTGTTGCGGCCTTGACCTTGAATTCTTCACTAAGAGTATCATCGGAACTCATAAGAGCTTCCATGTCCTCTTTTACAGAGATATTTTTAATTCTCTCATCAATCTCTGCCTTCTGATCTTCAAGCTTCTTCAACTCTTCTTCAGTTGCAACACTATCTGCTTCTTGAAGTTTTGAAGCATGAGCAGCAAGCATTTCTTCAATGTCTGCCTTCTTCATTTTACCGATCTGCTCTAAAGTTTGGGCTTTGGTCATCTTTTTATTCTCCTTGAGCTCCTCGCCGTCATGCTCAACTTCGTCACCAGCGGCAAGTTTCTTCATTGGTTCCGCAGACTTCTCGCCCTTTTGCTGGGCATCAGCACTAACTTCCTTTGCCTTTGCAGCAATCTTCTTAGCAGGGGAATCTTTTTGCTCTGGATCAACTACAGGTTTACCAGTATCTTGTACTTCACCAACAACTTTTTCACCCTTATCAGCACCAGCAACATTAGGTTTTGGGTCTTTAGCATTGGAGACACTATCTCCAGCATTATTTGAACCTAAACCGAGGTCTATTGCCTTACCTAAAGGTTTCTCTGAGGCTTCTTCTAGTTCTGCAAGAACTTCTGCCTCAAGTTCTTCAATCGTTTGTTCTAATTCGGACATAGGTTTGTCTCCTTACCTTTGTGTTATTATATTTATAAATTATAATTTTTTGAGGAACTTAGCAAATTCTAAAACCTCAATTTTTGTATCCCTTTGACGCTTTTTAACATCAAATTTCCGCCTTAACTCAACAAGTTCCGCTTCTACTAATGCTCCATTGTTCCAAACCCACTCTTTTCCTTCCATAATACCTTCTACGAAAGCATTTGGTGCGGAAGGGTCTGCAACAATATCAGCTGCGGTTGCGAGATAAAAGTCATCTCTCACATAATTAGCACCATTCTTCTGGTCCAAACTACCCATGCCTCTAGAAGAAACACCCAACTTACCACCTTCATCAATAATATTTTTAACAATCTTACCCATCGGGGTTTCCATAATCTTTGCTTCACCAACGAAATTTTTACCATCTGGATATAATTCTGTAACCATATGCGATACTCGCTCAAGATTAACAGTTGGACCTTCTGGATGTCCTAATTCTCCATAAGCACGATTCTCATTGATAAATTTCTTGTTATATCTGGTAACTTCCTTTTCAAGAATTTCCATAGGATATACCCGCCCATTGCGGTTTTTAATATCTGCTTGCAGAAAAATACCCTTAATCTTATAATTTTTACCACCACCTTCTTTAGCTTCAGTGATGTATTGTACTTCCTCTACAACTTCTGAAAATAATCTTACAGTGTTCATGTGATATTATCCCAACCAGAAACTTTTCTAAATTTAATCATAATAGTTCCAACAGAAGTTCCGTTGGTTACAAGAACATCTCCTGTTACACCACTTCCAGCATTATTAGGAATTGCTGGCATACCATCTCCAAATCCCATTTTACCACTTCCGTTTAACGAAAGAGCAACCACGTTTGTTGTTGCATCCCATATAATATCGGTTTGGGCTGCAAGTGACCATGCAATTCCAACAATTGAAAGTCTTGGATCAGTTGCAGCACCTTCAGCAGCAGAAACATCAACAAGACTTGCCGCACTATTTGTACCTGTAGTAGTAGCTTTAAGTACATACTCAAAATCAGAATCTACTATTTCATGTAATACGACTGCCATTGACCACTCCTAAATTGATAACATTTCTTTCTCAAAATAGTTCATAAGTTCCTTTTCGGAAACCTTAAACTTTTTTGAAACATCTTGTATAGTTTTCTCGAAAGTATTTAGGAAATCTGAAGGTTTAGAATCCATAATTTTAAATATTTGGTCAACAGCACCCCTCATCTTCGGAGATAATTTCTTATAATACCGAGATTTCTTGTGTTCATTCCTTTCAATAACGGTTGAAAGATACATTTCTTCAAGTGTCTTCATTAGCTTCCTCTGCGCTAACATTACTTACAAAAGTTTTTGAATATTCTTTTCTTTTAATTTCAAGAGCATCGCCAACTTTTGTAGAAATCGAATTTTTAAATTTGGTTTCTGCTTCTATATTATTTCCTGTTGCAACTGAATCTACAAATTCTCTACTCATTATCTCTTTCCTTTCTTGATATGAAATTCTTTATCATTTTCTACGGGCTCTTATACCCATTTTCACCTTCGGGCGGAGCATCTGGGTCTACACCACCAACAGATAATTTAACTCTATCTGCGGCCGACATGCTTGGATCAATAGGTTCGTCGCCCGGACCTGTTGGGACTCTTTGAATACCATCACCGCCCGGAGGTACAACAATTCCACCGTCCATTGGGTCTTTTTCAACTTCACTCTTAATCTGATCACGCATTGCTTGAATTTCTGTATCAGTCATGCGTAATACTTTCTTCAACACATATTCTTTACTGAAGAAAGTTCCAATATAAGATTCAACTGTCTGTAATTGGTTAAGTCTATTCTCCAAAAGTTCTGCATCTTTTAATTCTGCAAAATGTCCATCCGCAAGAAAATCATATTGAAGATGTTCTTGTATTTCAGGCCAATCTTCGGGAGCAATAATTCCTTTTAGTAAGAGTTGTGTTTTAAGAATATCCGTAAATAGTGGAGAAAATTTCTTACGAATTCGTTGTACAAATTTCGTAAATTTTAATTCATCTCTTGTTATTTCTGTTGAACGACCAAGACTAAATCCACTTTCAGATTCCATACGAGAAATCGGCACATTAAGAGAACGATATAATTTCTTTTGGAAATATTGAATATCATCAATCTCTCCAAGATTAGAACCGCCGGGCAAAGTAGAAATTTCTGTTCCTCTACCACCTTCTCTTCGTGGGAGCCAGAAATCTTCCAACATACTCATATGATTTCTATCGTCACGAATCTCACCAGTTGTTGCATCATACACCAACTTATTGCGATAACGATTCATCACATCTTTGAGATATTGCTCTGCTTTAATCTTCGGAAGATTACCAACATCAATGTAGAAAATTCTGCGTTCAGGAGCTCTTGAAATGCGATAGATAACAAGTGCATCTTCAATCATACGCAATTGATTGACAGGTTTTATAGCTTTATGTAAATAAGAAACTACTCTACCACTATTACCATCAATCAAACCAGAAGGTACATAAGTAATTGAATCTTTAGATATCTTTATCCCCTGGCCACCGCCTCCTATACCAGCAGGATTTAATCCTTTTTCATTATATATAAAATATTCATCAATCTTTTCAGTCATCTCAATCCCAGTTTTGGAATCAACACCTTTTTTAACTTCTCTAACTTTTTTAATTTTCACTGAATCAATATATCTTAATTCTGTAATTCCTTTTCTTGGATTTTTTGTGTCAATAATTTTATGATAGTAGATTCTGCCATCTACATACCACCGTCTA